GCCCTCGCCCAGGTCGCCTCAAAGGTGCCGCAGACGGAAGCCGGGATATCGCTTCTCAAGAGTGCATACCGCCAGGTTTGCCAGCAGGCCGTCAACAACGGCTTCGTGGCTCCGGGATCATGGACAAGCCCCGAGACATTCGGCGTGCAGGCGGACTTCTTCGCGAACATTTCCGGCTTCGGGTTTTACATTTACTCCAAGCCGGTCAACCTCCAGTCGGTCGCAGACCGCACGGCCAGGAAGGCCCCCGTTATCCAGATCGCGGCAAAGCTCGCCGGGGCTGTTCACAGCTCGAACGTCATCGTTTCTCTCAACGCTTAAGTTCAAAGGAAAAAGGAGTAAATCATGGGACAAGTCGTAAGCCTGACAGGCAAGGACACGCACAAGATCAACGGCCGCATTTTGAATGATTTCGCGGACGGGGACTGCGTCCAGATCGAGTACGAATCGGATCTCGTGGCGGCCAAGAAGGGGAAGAACGGGAACACGATCTATGCCGTGAACGAGACCGGGAAAATGTCGAAGGCGACGTACCGCCTGCTCGTCGGGAGCGCGGACGACAAGTTCATGAACGCGCTTCTTCAGACGTTCGTAAACGACCCGGCGGCATTCACCCTCATGACCGGGGAATCCGTCAAGAGGACCGGGGACGGCGCGGGAGCCATTACGCCCGTCACCTACGCCATGACCGGCGGCCTGATCAAGAAACAGCCGAGCGTGAAGGACAACGCCGAAGGCGACACGGAGCAGGCGTCCGTCACGTGGGAAGTTATCTTCGGGAACTCGCAACGGAGCATGGGGTAACCTGTGGCGAATCTTAAAAAGACACTCGCAAGCGGGGCGGAACTGGAAGCAACCCTCGGATCCTTCGAGGAATGCGAGCGCTTGGACGAGGCCGTGAAAGCGGAGCTCGGGAGCTTGAATTTTGAGAGCGAGAGCCTGGTCGGTCTTTTTATGCGCCTGAGCGCCTCCAAAGCCGTGAAGAACGCGCTCTGGCCCTTGCTTGGCCGGGCGACATACAACGGCCAGAAGATCACGAAGGACACGTTCGAGCCGGCAAAAGAGCGGGCGGATTTCTTTCCAGTCGCCCAGGAGGTGCTGGTTTTTAACCTCCGCCCTTTCGTGCAAAACCTCGGCTCACAGTTTGCGGGAATTTTCCCAAAAGATACAAGCTCCCCGAAGTAAAGGTCGAGGCGGACACAGCGACGCTGATAGCGCTCCGGCTCTCAAAGGCCGGGTACGGACGGCCGGACGAGATCCTGGCCATGAGGTGCGATCTGGTGCTCGCGGCCATTGAATACGAGCAGTTCACGGACCAGTACGAACGCGCCGTGATCGAACTGAACAAAGGGGATGGGAAATGAAGTTAACGGAATTCTTCGCGGAAATATTTTTCAAGACAAACCCTCTCCCTCTCAAAGATCTCATCAAGAATATCGGAGAGCTGAACGCCCGGACCATCCTCGCCGGCGTCGGGCTCGATGGGATCTACGTCAAGCTCAAGCAGATCACGGACCAATCCATATCGACCGCAATGTCGCTGAACATCTTCGGCAAATCCACGAACCTCCCCATCGAGGGCGCCCAACGCTTCGCCAATGCTGTGGCACAGCTTGGAGGGAACGCCCAGGAGGCCATGAATGACCTGGCACAGCTCCAAGAGCGCCTTATCAAGATCAAGAAGCTCGGGACCCCGGACGCCGGAATCAATCAGGCCCTGTATTGGCTGAACAATAAGGGGAGAGCCGGGATCAGTAGCCTCGGGACCGATCCAATCGCGCTGATCGACAAGATGCGGAACGCGTTCCAGCGTCTGGACAAGGAAACCCAGGTGCTCATGCTCTCCCAGCTTGGGCTCTCGCAATCGTCCGCGCTTTACCTCCGGATGAGCAACGCGCAATGGGAAGCTCAAAAATTGAATATGGCATCATCCCAGGCGCAAATCGAAACGATCAAAAACATGGGTGGAGAATGGCGGAAGCTCTCGCAAGTTCTTAATCAGCTCGGAATGGACATGACGGAGCAGATGTCCCCGGCTCTAGCGCACTTGGCGAAAGTGATGAGCGACAACCTGGCGGTCATGGAGCGCGGTGGAGTTATTAAGAAGCTCGCGGGCTGGATGGGAGATCTCGCGCTCATGGCCGACGCATTAGGACTAAGCATTCAGCAAATAGGCGAGGCCATGTACAAGATTCACGACAAGTTTTCTATCACCCTGCCGTCGGTCTCCGGGCTAACTGGCGCCGGAGCAAGCATGACACAGCAGAACACGATCACGATCGCAGTGAACGGAGCGGAGAGCGGCCCCGCAGGAATAGCACAGCAAATCGCCCGCGAGATCGAGCACGTTCTTAAAAAGACGGCGTATCAGGACGGAGGAAAGCGCCTGTGAGCATTCAATCCGACGTTGCGCAAACCGCGAACCTAATCAATCAGGTGGTCACCCAAGCCGTCGTTCGGCCCACGGGATCCCCAGGACTTACCGGGATCTCGGGCTTTCTCTTTGACATCGTTGCAACAGAGGACGTGTCCCTGGATAGCGACATCACGGACCACTACGTCGAGGACAATAGCGCGATCCAGGACCACATCGCCATCAAGCCGGAGCGGTTCACGGTCAAGGGCTACGCCGGCGAAATAAGCGACAGACTTCCGGACGGCGTGAAGCTCGCGACCTCGATCATCGAGAAGGTCGCCGTGCTCGCCACGATGGCCCCGCAGTTCGCGGAACAGGCGGAACAGTTCTACGCACAGATCGCGGCCGGAAAGATCAACGTCGGGCAATTCATAAACACCGCGACGAGCCTCTACGACATCTTCGTCCAAGCGATCACCACCGCAACGCGCCAGCAGGCGGCGTTTAATTACTTTCTGGCAATGTGGCGGGCACGCCAGCTCTGCACCGTCGAAACCCCGTGGAACGTGTTCACGGACATGGCCATCGAATCGGTTCGCGGGCACCAGAGCGACGAAACGAAACTGATCTCGGAGTTTTCCGTCACATTCAAGAAGGTGCGAAAAGCCAGCGTCGCGGTCTCGGTCGGCCTGTCTTTGGCCGGGCGCGTGTCCAGCATGGCCTCGGCGATCGCGAGGGGAGGATCCACGGCCGGAGAGGACCTTCCTAAAGGCGCGAACATTTCCCAGCTTTGGAGCGATCCGAAGGATTTCGAGTTTTCCAAAACACAGGCGCAATACGTATGAAAGCGATAACAGCACTCACCGCGGACCCGAAACAAAACATCAAGATCGTCCTGGATGACGGGACGACGGCATCGCTTACCCTTGAATTCGTCGCGAGCCAGCGCGGGTGGTTTTATTCGATCACGCGCACCGGATGGACCGGGGTGTCGCGCCGCCGGCTCGTGAACAGCCCGAACATTCTCCGACAGTTCCGAGGCGTGATCCCGTTCGGGTTTATGTGCGCGGTCCTGGACGGCCAGGAACCCGTTTATCTTGACGACTTCTCCACAGGCCGCGTCCAGCTTTACGTTCTGGACCAGGCAGATCTCGGGACGATGGAGACCTATATCCAGTCATGAGCAAATTTCAGCGTTTATTCCAGCTCACGTTTGAGACAAGGGACGGCGACAAGGTCGTCCTGACGAACCCGTTCACGATGCAGTTTAATATCGTCCGGCACAACCTCTCATCGGCCAGCAACGCAAACATCAAGATCTACAACCTCGGCCTCGCGAACAGGGAGCGCATTTTTTTTAACGCGATCACGACCCCGGAAAAGTTTCTCCACGTTGAGCTCCGGGCCGGATACGAAGGCATGATGCCGATCATTTTCAGCGGGGACATTCTGGACGCGCAGTCTTACCGAGGCGAGGGATCCCCGAACTTCATCACGGAGATAAACGCCTACGACGGGGGGTTTGACCTCGCACACGCGGATACGAACAGGGGCGAGGCGGCCGGGACGCTTCGTGTGAGCGCGATCCGGAACCTTTGCAAGGATCTGACGCATTGCAAGATCGGCGCGATCGGGAACTTCCCAGGAGCCTACGCCCGCCAGCGCGTGTTCGCCGGCGCGACAAAGCAACTGCTCGAGGACGAGACCGGCGGGAACTTCTTCATCGACAACCAGCGCGTCTACTGCCTGAAGGACAACGAGTACGTCGAAGGAGAGGTTCTGGTGATCAGCTCCGAGACAGGTCTCCTCGGAAGCCCGACCCGGTGCGAGATGATCGTAACGGCGGAGATGCTCTTTGAGCCGCGCCTCAAAATAGGCCAGGTCGTCGAGCTCGTGAGCCGGGACTACCCGAGCCTAAACCAGCTTTATAAAGTGATCGGGATCCAGCACAGCGGAACGATCTCCGACGCGGTCGGCGGGAAATGCAAGACCACGGTCCGCATGA